GAGCGTCGCCGCACCACCGAACAAACACACTGCCTGAGTGGGGTCTGATATGCGCACATTACTTCTGTTATGGGTTTTGATGATGGGGGTGCTGGCGTGGCACGCCCATAATCTTAAAAAAGATTTAGACAGCGCCAAACTGGTGATTGGCACTTTATCCGCTGGGATTGAGAGCCGGGACAACGCGATCACCCGCCTGCAAGATGAGGCCCGGCAACAGGCAGACAATGAGCGGGCATTACGGCAATCACTGAGCCACGCCAGCACCTTGTCATTATCTCGTGAACAGAGAATTCAAAGGTTACTCAATGAAAATAAAGTCTTGCGTGATTGGTTCGCTACTGCTTTGCCTGCTGACGTTATCCGGCTGCACCAGCGCCCCACGTTCGCCAACCCCAACGATTATTTACGTTGGCTGTCCGACAGTGAACAGTTGCCCGCTACCGGGCAGCAACCCGGCGGTTAACGGTGATTTAAGTGCCGATATCCGCCAGTTAGAAACCGCACTGGTGGCCTGCGGGCTGCAAGTGGAAGCCGTTAAACAGTGTCAGGAACAACACCATGTTAAAACCAAAACTGTTACGCCAAGCCTTAACCGACAGTCTGCAACTGTTCCAGACTAACCCGGAGCGGCTGAAAATGTTTGTTGATGGCGGGCGCATTGTCTCAACACTGGCCCCGTCGCTGTCTTTTGAGAATCAATATACGCTGACACTGTTTATTGAGGATTTCCCCAGTGATGTTGATTATCTCTTTGTGCCGATTTTGGCATGGCTGCGGGAGCATCAACCTGACATCATGGCGACAGAAGAAAAGCGCCGCACCGGCTTTATTCATAAGGTTGATGTGATGAGCGATGTGCTGAGTGATATCCGTATCGACTTGCAACTGACTGAGCGGGTTATTGTGAAAGAGGTAGACGGTGCATTGCATGTTGACCATGCGCTGGAACCGGCGTGGCCGGGTACGCCAACACGACCAACAGCCATCTACTTTAACGGTAAAACAGTCAAATGAATGAGTTAAAACCCTTTGATGATGCACTGACCGGGCTGATTGCCAGTCTGACACCCAAGGCGCGCAAAGCGCTGGCGGTGACAGTTGCAAAGCGCCTGCGGGCCAGTCAGCAACAACGCATCAAACGCCAGCAAGCGCCCGACGGCACCCCGTATGCCGCCCGTAAATCTCAACCGCTGCGTAAACTCAAGGGCCGGATTAAGCGGGAAATGTTCGCCAAGTTGCGCACCGCGCGCTATATGAAAGCCAACAGTAGCCCCGATGAGGCGGTGGTTGAGTTTGCCGGGCGCGTGGAACGAATGGCGGCAGTGCATCATTTTGGCCTGCGTGACCGTCCTAACGTGCACAGCAAAGATGTGCAGTATGAAAAACGTGAATTGCTAGGCATAACCAAAATAGATCAAATGATAATTTTTGATTTATTAATCAAAGGATTATCCGTTTGAGTGTTTATATGATTNGATTTAAGTGCCGATATCCGCCAGTTAGAAACCGCACTGGTGGCCTGTGGGCTGCAAGTGGAAGCTGTTAAACAGTGTCAGGAACAACACCATGTTAAAACCCAAACTGTTACGCCAAGCCTTAACCGACAGTCTGCAACTGTTCCAGACTAACCCGGAGCGGCTGAAAATGTTTGTTGATGGCGGGCGCATTGTCTCAACACTGGCCCCGTCGCTGTCTTTTGAGAATCAATATACGCTGACACTGTTTATTGAGGATTTCCCCAGTGATGTTGATTATCTCTTTGTGCCGATTTTGGCATGGCTGCGGGAGCATCAACCTGACATCATGGCGACAGAAGAAAAGCGCCGCACTGGCTTTATTCATAAGGTTGATGTGATAAGCGATGTGCTGAGTGATATCCGTATCGACTTGCAACTGACTGAGCGGGCTATTGTAAAAGAGGTAGACGGCGCACTGCATGTTAACCATGCGCTGGAGCCGACTTGGCCGGGCGCGCCAACACGACCAACAGCCATCTACTTTAATGGCGAAGTGATCCAATGAATGAGTTGAAACCCTTTGACGATGCACTGGCCGGGCTGATTGCCAGTCTGACACCCAAGGCGCGCAAAGCGCTGGCGGTGGCAGTTGCAAAGCGCCTGCGGGCCAGTCAGCAACAACGCATCAAACGCCAGCAAGCGCCCGACGGCACCCCGTATGCCGCCCGTAAATCTCAACCGCTGCGTAAACTCAAGGGCCGGATTAAGCGGGAAATGTTCGCCAAGTTGCGCACCGCGCGCTATATGAAAGCCAACAGTAGCCCCGATGAGGCGGTGGTTGAGTTTGCCGGGCGCGTGGAACGAATGGCGGCAGTGCATCATTTTGGCCTGCGTGACCGTCCTAACGTGCACAGCAAAGATGTGCAGTATGAAAAACGTGAATTGCTAGGCATAACCAAAATAGATCAAATGATAATTTTTGATTTATTAATCAAAGGATTATCCGTTTGAGTGTTTATATGATTTAGTTTGCATCATATAAAATAATACACAAACAACTGTACAAATAAACAGATTTTTGCAATAGTACATACATCAAAGAATCGTATATTAATCATATAAAGTAGCTCAGATGAAAGAAATTGAGATAAAAATAAGGCTTGTAGAGTTTCTTCTCAAGAATTCATCTAATGAAATTGTTATTGGCTCTGAATTACGTTTTAATTATGGCTCTCGCAGGGCAGATATTGTAATGTTAGAAAAAGATATCGCGACTGTCTTTGAGATTAAAGGTTCAGGTGATTCAGTAGAAAGACTAAGCTATCAGATAAAGAGTTATAAAGAGTATTTTGATCTCTGCTATATTGTTTGTGAGGGAAGTAATTTAAAAAATGTAAGGAAAACCTGTGGTCGAGAGATTGGGATAATCCTTGTTACTGAGTCTGAGGTTTCAATCATTAGAGAATCAGCTCTATTTAAAAGACATAATAAAGTAACTCTTGCGAGTACACTGAGCACCAATTTTCTTAAAACTATAAATGAAAATAAAAAAATAAAATCTAAACATGAACTCTGTGAATCTCTAGCTAGAAATAAATCACTGAATGAAATAAGAGTTATTTCCAGAAAAAAGTTACTTGAAAAACTTAAGCCTTCATTTTCTCTATTTATCAGAGAGTTGGGGATTGTGGTAAATCCAGATGACATCTTAACCTTAACAAGAATGCCATCCGAAAAGCTTTCAAAAAGAGCGTAATTTAACTCTTGTTGTCATGAAATAATTCATCCTAACTGCTATCCAAAATGATGGACTTATTCCTGATGGTGTTTCATTATAAGCAAGTATTATTTCATCATCAGCCCATATACCAATGGACTTATATCTACCATCTTTAATCATTTTTTGTGCGCAGAGTGCATAACTCCCCGCATTTCTGCGGTATCTTTTATAGATGAATTTTTCATTTAAAGAAATATCAATTCTAGGCACAAATGTACCACCCTTTATTTCTACTTGTTCAATATTTATCGATGCATAATCACCATATTTTACAGGGTAGAAATTAGATGTTTCTTTAAAAATGGACTCTTCCAATATAGGAAATTCACCTTGATCATCATCCCCGAGTGATGCTGGAGAACGAGGGAATGATGTAGTGACAATTATAATATCCTCTATCTTATCTAATACTTTCAACTCACTACAGGCCAGTCTAAAACCATCTACAACTTTTTTGACTTTCCCGTTTACTTGCCCACCATCCAGTATAACGTATAATTTACAATCGTTTTGTAAATTATTTACAATGGGTGCAACGAACTTTTGAAAGTTGTCTAAATCGTACGGTAATCGAACCGCTATTTTTCCCTTACTTACCGAAACATCTCTGACAAATTTCTCAACTTCAGTGAAGTCATCCTCATCATATAAGTGAACCATTGGTATTATATTTAAACCACCATAGATACTTAAAAAATATTGCCATTCATAATATCCATTTTTGGGGTTTATCAATTGCTCAATTTGAGTATTGACATATTTTTCATTAGCACTTAAATCTAAAATAAATGGCCTATCACCTTGAATCTCTTTTATTGAGGACATTCTTCTATGAATATCACCATCAGGGGCTTTTTTAGCTTTTCGTGATTTAGTTAACTCATAGATAGGCATCATTTTATCAGCAATGTCTGAGTGGAGTTTGGACATCGACTTCAACTCTGCATCTCTTGTCTTTATCAAAGGGAAATAGATATAATTATTCATAATATTTATAAGTTATGTCCATCATAGCCCAATTGTTGAGCGCGAATGCGTACTGCCATTGAAGATACATGAAAATAATCTGCAATCTCAGTTACTGTTTGCGATCCATTTCCAATAAATTGATGAAATTCATGCTCAGGCATTAACAATTCAGCGGCAAATCTATTTGCTTCTGTTTCCATATTATTCATCTCACCATTTCTAAAGAAAACCTTATCTTCAAACGAGTTGGATAACATAGTATGTTTTATGTAGTGCCCTATCTCGTGAGCAATTGTAAATCGCTGTCTGTGAGGATGATGTAAGGAATTTACTGTCATAATCCAAGCCCCTGTTTTATCTTTTTTAAGACTTCCTGATTCATCACCAGGCATAGGCTCTAGTCTCATGATAATTCCCAATAATTGAGTTAAAGCACTCACATCTATAGGCTCCAAACAAATATTATTATTTTTCGCAAAATTAAGAAGTTCACTCGGAGTAACTAAACGCTCAATATCAGCACTATGATTTTTAGCTTCTTTTGGTTTTTTTCTTATAAATGCCATTTTATTCAGCACTCCTTGTTATGACAAGTTTATCATTGTTTTCGTTTTTATTTTCTTGAGCAATTTCTGTCGCGATTACATTAATATGTCTTTTAAGTTCTTTATTATTATTTTCTAATTCAACTATTCGTAAATCCATAGTTTCAATACGACTGTTAACATCTTCAAAATTAGCAATCATTTCTTCCACTAGCTGAATCTGCGAATTCATATCTAATTGAACAGCTTCTATCTTTTTGTAGATTATACCTTTTACTTCTTTATCAAAAGACCTACTTTCTACATAGCTTTTTACTTCTAAGATAGCTTCTTCTCTAGCTTTAGCATTAGATGAATGCTTAATCATGAAGAAAGCAAATGCACCTAGTATTGCATTGATAGCGATAAGAACAGTAATAATAGTTTGGTAAAAACTACTCTGGAACGACCAAAGATCATCGAGACTGAGTATCGTACCATTTGCAACTAGCTCACCAATATGATGGAGAGTTAGCGGGTCTTTAAGTGAGTTAGGTTGTTTTAAAAAATATTGACTACTCAAACCTATATATGACAAAAAACCCTGCTTCATAGTTAATTGTAAAACGAGAACCCATGCGAAAATTGTTGCTACAGAAGAAAACAATATAGAGCAAGCAGTAATCCATCGATTATGATAACAAATCCTTACTCGCCCAGCAGAATTATTTGGTTCATTGGGTTGAGTTGCTTCTTCAGTAACTGCCATTTAAGCAAGTCCATTTTCATTTTAAATTGTTACTATTATTATCACCTTAAGTAAAGTTGATCAAATAGTATTACTATCGCTAATGTTTGTTGTGTGGCTAGTGACACATTTGAAGTTCATTGTGTAGTAGCTTGTCAATAAGCATCATTCCCCCATGAACACTCAAACCCAAATCACAGAAATTCTGCGCCTACTGCGCAACCTGATCCGTATTGGTACGGTGGCCGAGGTCGATCTCGACCAAGCCCTGTGCCGTGTGGCAACGGGAGACAATATCACCGGCTGGTTAAACTGGCTGACGCTGCGCGCCGGTCAATCGCGATCATGGTGGGCACCGTCCGAGGGTGAACAGGTGTTGATATTGTCCCTCGGTGGCGAATTGGACACCGCCTTTGTGCTGCCGGGCATTTTCTCTGATGACTTCCCGCCACCGTCGGCCTCGGCGGATGGCCTGTATATCGCCTTTCCTGACGGTGCAACGTTGCACTATGAACCTGAGAGCGGCGAATTGCGGGCTGATGGCGTCAAAACAGCGCTTATCACTGCCAGTGAATCGGTGAATGTTACCGCCCCCAATATCACCTGTGCCGCCTCGGTCAAAATCCTGCTGGATACACCCGAAGTGGAATGCACCAACAACCTGACTACCGGCACGTTGAACGTGAAGAAAGGCGGCACGATGAGCGGCAATATTGACCATTCCGGCGGCAAGTTCTCATCTAATGGCGTGGTGGTTGATAACCATGACCACGGCGGTGTCTTGCGCGGCGGGGATTATACGGAGGGGATTAAATGACCACTGCCACCTATCTCGGCATGAACCGCCACGCCGGGCAAACCATTACCGACTCTGACCATATCAGCCAGTCAATTGCTGACATTCTTATCACCCCTGTCGGTTCGCGGGTGATGCGCCGCACTTATGGCTCGCTGTTATCGGAGCTGATTGNCTCTGGAACGACCAAAGATCATCGAGACTGAGTATCGTACCATTTGCAACTAGCTCACCAATATGATGGAGAGTTAGCGGGTCTTTAAGTGAGTTAGGTTGTTTTAAAAAATATTGACTACTCAAACCTATATATGACAAAAAACCCTGCTTCATAGTTAATTGTAAAACGAGAACCCATGCGAAAATTGTTGCTACAGAAGAAAACAATATAGAGCAAGCAGTAATCCATCGATTATGATAACAAATCCTTACTCGCCCAGCAGAATTATTTGGTTCATTGGGTTGAGTTGCTTCTTCAGTAACTGCCATTTAAGCAAGTCCATTTTCATTTTAAATTGTTACTATTATTATCACCTTAAGTAAAGTTGATCAAATAGTATTACTATCGCTAATGTTTGTTGTGTGGCTAGTGACACATTTGAAGTTCATTGTGTAGTAGCTTGTCAATAAGCATCATTCCCCCATGAACACTCAAACCCAAATCACAGAAATTCTGCGCCTACTGCGCAACCTGATCCGTATTGGTACGGTGGCCGAGGTCGATCTCGACCAAGCCCTGTGCCGTGTGGCAACGGGAGACAATATCACCGGCTGGTTAAACTGGCTGACGCTGCGCGCCGGTCAATCGCGATCATGGTGGGCACCGTCCGAGGGTGAACAGGTGTTGATATTGTCCCTCGGTGGCGAATTGGACACCGCCTTTGTGCTGCCGGGCATTTTCTCTGATGACTTCCCGCCACCGTCGGCCTCGGCGGATGGCCTGTATCTCGCCTTTCCTGACGGTGCCACGTTGCACTATGAACCTGAGAGCGGCGAGTTGCAGGCTGATGGCGTCAAAACGGCGGTTATCAATGCCAGTGAATCGATAAATGCCACTGCCCCCACTATCACCTGTGCCGCCTCGGTCAAAATCCTGCTGGATACACCCGAAGTGGAATGCACCCAAAACCTGACCACTGCCACCTTAAACGTGAAAAGTGGCGGCAAGATGAGCGGCAACATTGAACATTCTGGCGGCAAGTTCTCATCCAATGGTGTGGTGGTTGATGACCATGACCACGGCGGCGTGCAGCGCGGTGGCAGCTATACGGAGGGGATTAAATGACCACAGCCAAATACCTCGGCATGAGCCGCAACGCCGGGCAAACCATTACCGACGCTGACCATATCAGCCAGTCAATTGCAGACATTCTGATTACCCCGGTGGGGTCACGTGTGATGCGTCGCGCCTATGGTTCGCTGCTATCGGAGCTGATTGACCAGCCGCAAAATCCAGCCCTGCGCCTGCAAATCATGGCCGCCAGTTACAGTGCCATTTTGCGCTGGGAGCCGAGGGTCAAGCTGACTGGCATCACTTTTGAAACCACCATAGATGGAAAAATGGTGGTCGATATTACCGGCACTCGCACCGGTAGCGCGGCCCCTCTCTCTTTAACCATCCCTGTGAGCTAACCCTATGGCAACCATTGACCTGAGCCTGTTACCGCCACCGCTTGTGGTGGAAGAACTGGATTATGAAACCCTGTTGGCCGAGCGCAAAGCCACGCTGATATCTCTTTACCCGGAAGAACAGCGCGCCGCTGTAGCCCGCACTCTGTCGCTGGAATCGGAGCCGCTGGTCAAGCTGTTGCAAGAAAATGCTTACCGCGAGGTGATATTGCGCCAGCGCGTTAACGATGCGGCCCGTGCGGTGATGGTGGCCTATGCTGTCGGCAGTGATTTAGACCAGCTCGGCGCAAATAACAACGTTGAGCGGCTGGTTATTACCCCGGCTGACCCCACGGCGATTCCTCCGATTGAGGCGGTGATGGAATCTGACAGTGATTTCCGGGTGCGTATCCCGCAAGCCTTTGAGGGCTTGAGCGTGGCGGGGCCAACGGGTGCGTATGAATATCACGCCAAAAGTGCTGACGGGCGGGTCGCTGATGCCTCGGCAATCAGTCCGACACCCGCCTGTGTCACGGTCACGGTGTTATCGCGCGAGGGTAATGGTCAGGCCTCAGCCGAACTGCTGTCCGTGGTTGAGGCCGCGCTGAATGATGAGAACACGCGGCCAGTGGCTGACCGCGTGACGGTGCAATCCGCCCGGATTGAAGATTATGAAATTGACGCGGTGCTCTATCTGCATCCGGGGCCAGAAGCGGAACCGGTGCGCGTAGCCGCCGAGAAAAAACTGACTGCCTTTGTCACCGCACAGCGCCGCCTCGGCCGCGACATTCGCCTGTCAGCACTCTATGCAGCGCTGCATGTTGAGGGGGTACAGCGGGCGGTGATTAATGCCCCGTTGGCCGACGTGGTGCTGGATAAAACTCAAGCTGCTTGGTGCACCGGCAGCACTATCACTGTCGGGGGTACCGATGACTGACCGCTTACTCCCTGTCGGTTCGTCGGTGCTGGAAGTGGCCGCCGCGCGCGCCTGTGCCGAACTGGAGAATACCCCGGTTCCGATTCGCCAGTTGTGGAACGCCGACACCTGCCCGCTTGAATTATTGCCTTATTTGGCGTGGGCGTGGTCAGTGGATCGCTGGGATGAGAAGTGGCCGGAAGCCACTAAGCGCGCGGTGGTGAAGTCCTCGCAGTACGTGCACAAACACAAGGGTACCATTGGCGCAATCCGCCGGGTAGTTGAGCCGCTGGGTTATCTCATCAAGGTGATTGAGTGGTGGAAGACCAACGAAACCCCCGGCACCTTTCGCCTTGATGTTGGGGTGCTAGAAACCGGCATTACCGAAGAAATGTATCAAGAGCTGGAGCGGCTGATAGACGACGCCAAGCCATGCAGCCGTCATTTAGTCGGCCTGTCTATCAATCTCGACAGTAGTGGCCCGCTGTTTGTGGCCGCTGCCAGTTACAGCGGTGATGAGCTGACCATTTACCCCTATTTACCTGAAACCATAACCGTGACCGGCGAGGATTACGCCAGCGCCGCCGTCCATATTATTGATGACCTGAGAGTGAACCCATGACAGCGAGATTCTTTGCTTTACTGACCAACATCGGCGCGGCCAAGCTGGCGAACGCCACCGCGCTCGGCACCCGCTTAGAGATTACCCACATGGCGGTCGGGGATGGCGGCGGAACACTGCCAACCCCTAACCCGGCACAAACCCAACTGGTGAATGAACAGCGCCGCGCCGCTCTTAATACCCTGTCTGTTGACCCAATTAACACCAGTCAGATTATTGCGGAGCAGGTTATCCCGGAGGCCGAGGGCGGGTGGTGGATTCGTGAAATTGGTTTGCTGGATAAAGACGGTGATTTAATTGCCATTGCCAACTGCGCCGAGACCTATAAGCCACTGATGCAGGAGGGCAGCGGCCGTACCCAAACTATTCGGGTAATTTTAATTGTTAGCAGCACGGCTGCTGTCTCGCTAAAAATCGACCCGTCAGTGGTGCTGGCAACGCGTAAGTACGTTGATGATAAAGTGATTGAGGTTAAGCAGTACGCCGACAAACTGCTGTCTGAACACGAAAAGTCACGCAATCACCCGGATGCCAGCAAGACAGAAAAAGGTTTTGTGAAATTAAGCAGTGCCACAACCAGCGATAGCGAAGTGTTGGCCGCCACACCGAAAGCAGTTAAAACCGTAGCGGATAATGCAGCTAAAGCATTGGATGAACACGGCAAAGCAGAAAACCCACACTCGCAATATTTGCAGATGGGGCAATTAACCGGCGTAGTTGGCACTGCACGTAATGCCCGAATGAGCGTGACAGCACCGTCAGCAACAGCGACATTCACAGCAGAGGAATTGATTGTTCAGGCGGGGCTGGGCTGGCTTCAGTACAAATTAGCTGGATTTAATAAATCAGTTAATTTGGGGATTACTGGTGCTGGCGGCATGGATACAGGGAGCGCCCCGGCAAATGGATTTGTTGCGTTGTATGTCATTTACAACCCAACCACGCAGGGAAGCGCACTACTGGCCGTGAATGCCACATCGACAGTTGCGCCAGAGGTTTGTATGGGTGTGATGCCAGCCGGATATACGGCCTCGGCACTGGTGTCGGTATGGGGAATAACCTCATCATTATTCAGAATTGGTTTTCAATCCAATCGGCATATCGCAATCCCAACCACTAATATTTATTCAGTATCTGGCGGCACAACAACGCAAACGGTGTTAGGTGTTTCACCGGTAGCGCCCCCTAATGCCAAACAAATTGATATTGTTCTGACAGCAAATGAAACCGTCGCGGGTAACGGTGTGGCGCTGAATATTGCCTCATCTACATCAGGTATCGGGCAGTTTGGCGCAGTTTCAACCGTTACAGGGCAAACAGCAACAGCAATTACCACCGGTACGCTGGCATTAATAGAAAGTCAGCGTCTTTACTTTTCAATGTCTAACACCAACCCCGGCACCTACATCATTGCAGGCCGAGGTTATAGCCTTTAAGGGGAGAATCATGCTTGTTCAATTTTCCGATGCAAAGAAAACACGCGTTATTGCTTATCTGGCGGGGCCGCAAGACCCCGATTATTTCCCCCATCAAGGAGAGATAGACACCGATGATCCCATGTGGGCGGCCTTTTATGACAAAGTACATATGTGGATGGATGGGCTGCCAGCTCCGATACTAGCGAACTAAAAATATGGCCGCCATCTAGCGGCCATAAACTGTCTGTATAATCAATTTCATCAACCTTTCCGTTGTACCAGCCACCACACATCCCCTATCAATCGCCCCGCGCACTGCAACCCGTCACCATACTCTCACCCTCAACCAACAGAGAGTTAATCTATGAGTGATTATCATCACGGCGTCCGCGTCCTCGAAATCAACGAGGGGACGCGCGTCATTTCCACTATTTCCACCGCTATTGTCGGCATGGTCTGCACCAGCGATGATGCCGACGCGGCAGCCTTTCCCCTTGATACCCCGGTACTGATTACTGACGTGCTGGCCGCTGCCGGTAAAGCGGGCAAAAAAGGCACACTGGCTGCGTCATTGCTGGCGATTGCGGAACAGGCCCGCCCGGTCACGGTTGTTGTTCGCGTGGCTACGGGTAAAGATGAAGCTGAAACCACGTCCAATATTATCGGCGGTGCTGATGAGAACGGCCGCTATACCGGTATGAAAGCGCTGTTAGATGCGCAATCTGTTACCGGAGTGCGCCCGCGTATTTTGGGTGTGCCGGGGCTGGATAATCTGGCGGTATCGACGGCACTGGCGGATATCTGCCAGAAGTTGCGCGCCTTTGGCTATATCAGTGCCTATGGCTGCAAAACTATTTCAGAAGCCATTTTGTACCGGGACAATTTCAGCCAGCGTGAGCTGATGTTGATTTGGCCGGATTTTTTGAGCTGGAACACCACCGCCAACAGTACCGATATTGCTTATGCCACTGCCCGCGCACTGGGCTTGCGCGCCAAGATTGATACTGATACCGGCTGGCATAAAACCCTGTCTAATGTCGGCGTAAATGGCGTGACCGGTATCTCTGCCAGCGTCTACTGGGATTTGCAGACCGTCGGCACTGACGCTGACTTACTTAACAAAGCCTGCGTAACAACGCTAATCCGTAAAGACGGCTTCAAGTTTTGGGGGTCGCGTACCTGTTCTGATGATCCACTGTTTGCCTTTGAGAACTATACCCGCACCGCACAGATTTTGGCTGACACCATGGCCGAGGCACAGTTGTGGGCGATTGACCGCCCGATGCACCCGACGCTGGTCAAAGACATGATTGGCAGCATCAATGCCAAATTCCGCGAAATGAAATCCGCCGGGCTGATTATTGACGGCGCTTGCTGGTATGACGACAGCGCCAACGATAAAGACACCCTAAAGGCGGGCAAGCTGTTTATCGATTACGACTACACCCCAGTGCCACCACTGGAAGATTTAACCCTGCGCCAGCGTATCACCGATAAATATTTGGTGAACTTTGCCGCCGCCGTCAACAGCTAAGGAAAACTGACTTATGGCACTGCCACGTAAGCTGAAATTGATGAACCTGTTTAACGATGGCCGGGATTACATGGGGATCGTGTCCGCCATCACCCTGCCGAAACTGACTCGCAAGCTGGAGAACTACCGGGGCGGCGGGATGAATGGCGTTGCGCCGATTGATTTGGGTCTGGATGACGATGCGCTATCCATGGAATGGTCGATGGGTGGCCTCGACGAGCTGGTGTTGCAGCAATGGGGGACGCCTAAAGTTGACGGGGTTCCGCTGCGCTTTGCGGGCGCTTATCAGCGTGACGATACCGGCGAAGTGACAGCGGTAGAAGTTGAGATCCGTGGTCGCCATAAAGAGATTGATGGCGGTGAGTCCAAGCAAGGGGAAGACACTGAAACCAAGGTGTCCACCCAGTGTACCTACTACAAGCTGACCATTGACGGCAAGGTGGTAATGGAAATTGACGTGGTTAACCTGATTGAAATTGTTAATGGCGTAGACCTGCTGGAAGCCCAACGCAAGGCCATTGGCCGCTAACCCCTGACGGCCAGTGTTAACCCGCTGGCCTCCCTAAATTAATTGGAAAAAACCATGAAAAAAGTGACTGCTAAAACTGAACCCGCCGCCGAGGTTAACGAGAATGTGGTGGTACTGGAAACCCCGCTAAAACGTGGTGATACCCTGATTACTGAAATTGAAGTTTACCGCCCGAATGCCGGGTCACTGCGCGGGGTGCGACTCTCTGATGTAGCCCATTCTGATGTGGATGCGCTGATTGTTGTGCTGCCGCGTATTACCTCGCCGACACTGACCGCCGCCGAATGTGGCCGTTTAGAGTTGCCGGATTTAGTGGCACTGGCCGGTAAGGTGATTGGTTTTTTGTCGCCGAAACAGGGGGCGTAACGCTCGACCCGAAACTGGAAGTGGATGACCTGATGGCGGATATTGCCGCCATTTTTCACTGGCCGCCGTCAGAGCTTTGGGCCTTGAGCCTCACCGAGCTGGTGCGCTGGCGTCATAAAGCCCTGCTAAGAAGTGGAGCCGTAAACCATGAGTAAGAGCTTACAGCTACAGGTATTGCTCAAAGCCGTAGACCAAGCCACCCGCCCGTTTAAAGCCATTCAAACCGCCAGTAAATCCCTCACTGGCGACATTCGCAACACGCAAAGCAGCATCAAATCCCTTGATATGCAGGCGGCGAAGATTGACGGTTTCCGTAAGGCCAGCGCCCAACTGGCGGTCACCGGGCAGGCGCTGAAAAAAGCCAAAGAAGATGCGGCGGCGCTGGCTATCGCCTTTAAAAACACCGAGAAACCTACCGCCCAACAAGCCCGGCTGATGGAGGGAGCCAAGCGCGCGGCGTCTGAACTGCAAACCAAATACAACGGGCTGCGCCAGTCAGTGCAGCGCCAGCGCGACGCTCTCAACGCTGACGGCATAGCGACCAAAAACCTGAGCAGTGAACAGCGCCGGTTACGCAGTAGCGCCGCCGAGGCGACGGTTGCCCTGAGTCGCCAGCGCCAAGAGCTGCAACGCCTGAGCCTGAAACAGGAACAACTCAACCGTATCAGCAGCCGCTACCAGAAAGGCAAAGCCGCCACCAGTGCGGTGCGTAATACCAGCGCCGCCAGTTTGGGTGTGGCAACCGCCGGGCTTTATGGCGCGGCAAAACTGATTGCGCCGGGTATGGAGTTTGACAGTCAGATGTCCGGCACTCAGGCGATTTTGGGGCTGGATAAAAAAGACGCCAAGCTGGCCGCCATTCGTCAACAGGCGCGGGATATCGGCGGTTCCACCG